TGTATCGATATTTTATACGCATAATTAAATCTAAATCGTGTGGGTATAGATATACCAAACTAAAACCAGTTTAAGTTCAGTTAATGAGAGGGAGAAAAAAAATACCAACAAAAGTAAAGGAGCTAAAAGGCACACTAGAGAAATCCAGATTGGTGGGAAATGAAATGGAAACTTCTCAAGTTGTTAGTATGCCTTCAGCTCCCTCCTTTCTCAATAAACAAGGTGCAGATGAATGGGACTTAGTCACTAACGAACTAGCCAATATTAAGATGTTACACTTGACTGACTTATCAATCTTAGCAGCCTATTGTAATGAGATAGGAATCTATAGAGAGATAGCTCAAGAGTTACAAGGCAACTTCACAGAGCAGACCATTGACAAAGATGGTCGGTTGAGGTCTAGTAAGATTGCTCCAAAATATAAAGTAATGCAGAACGCTTTACAGAACGCAATGAAAATTGCTACGCAATTTGGTTTCACTCCAAGCTCAAGAGCATCCCTTAGTATGCCAGAACAAGATGAGGAAAGGACTGATGATTTTAATTTCTTTGATTGATGATTGACTTATATAACGGAGATTGTTTAGAGGTAATGAAATCTATTAGAGATAATAGTATTGATTCTATAATTACAGACCCACCCTATGGAACGACAGCGTGTAAGTGGGATAATGTAATTCCTTTTGAAGCAATGTGGGAACAATTAAATAGAATAATAAAACCTAATGGTGCTATAGTTTTATTTGGTAGTGAGCCGTTTAGTAGTGCTTTAAGAATGAGCAATATTAAAAACTTTAAATATGACTGGATATGGGAAAAAAATAGAGGTTCTAATTTTGCTTTGGTAAAATATCAACCAATGAAAGAACACGAAGTTATAAGTGTATTTAGTTATAAAACTCATAAATATTATCCGATTAAAGAAAAAAGAAAAGGCAACGGTTTAGAAAGAATTAAAGCAAATTATAATATAGGAAAAGCTTGTAATACAATTCGTATGAAAAAAACAATTTGTACAACACAAGGACAAGAATTAAGACAACCTTCATCTATTCAAAAATTTAATACAACTGAAAAGGGTATAAAAAGACAACATCCAACACAAAAACCAGTGGCTTTAATAGAGTATCTTATTAAAACATACACCAAAGAAAACGAAACAGTATTAGATTTCACTATGGGTAGTGGAACAACTGGAGTAGCTTGTAAAAATTTAAATAGATATTTTATAGGGATAGAAAAAGATAAAAACTATTTTGAGATTGCAAGTAAAAGAATTAAAGAACATCAACCTCAACTAAGTCTAATATGAAACTTAAAGAGGATAAGACTTTTTACTTTGATGATAAGGCAGCCGATAGAGTTGTCTACTTTATAGAGAATCACATCAAGCATATCAAAGGAGAGTTAGGAGGTCAGCCATTTAAGTTAGAGCCATTTCAGAAAACAATAGTAAGAGATTTATTTGGTTGGAAGTATAGAGATAGTGGTCTAAGAAGATTTAGAACTGCTTACATTTGTCTACCAAGAAAGAACGGAAAGTCTACTCTAATTAGTGCTATCGCTTTGTATATGTTACTAGCCGACAACGAGCCTTCGGCTGAGTGTTATATTGCAGCTGGAGATAGACAACAAGCTGGTATTATATTTGATGTTGCTAGTGGAATGGTTAGAGCTGACAATCAACTAAACAAAAATCTAAAAGTATTTAAGAACTCTATTATCCACGAGAAAAGCAACTCAGCATTTAAGGCTATCAGTTCTGAGGCTAGTTCTAAGTTTGGATACAACGCTAGTTTTATTTGTATGGACGAGTTTTTTGTTCAGAAAGATTCTAGCCTATGGGATGCCTTGACTACTTCAGTTGGTAGTAGGAGGCAACCATTGACAATAGCGATTACTACTGCTGGTTACAATCGTGAGTCGATATGCTACAAGACAGAGGAGTATGGTCGTAAAGTATCAGAGGGTATAATCAAAGATTCTAGTTTCTACTATGTCAAGTATGCTTGTGATTTAGAAACAGATTGGACAAGTGAAGAGGCTCTCAAGATTGCAAATCCTGGACTTGAAAGTGGAGTTGTAAAATTAGACTATCTCAAAAGAGAACAAGAAAAAGCAATCAAATTACCAAGCTATGAGAATACTTTTAGAATGTTACACCTCAACCAATGGATGTCATCAGCTAGTAAGTGGCTATCAGACCAACAATGGATGGAGTGTAACAAAGCTCCAATCAACTTAGAAGATTACAAAGGGATGACTGCTTATGCTGGTTTAGATTTAGCTTCGGTTAGGGACATTAGTGCATTTCTGTTAATTATTCCAGAGGATGATAGGTTTACGGTAATCCCTTACTTCTTTGCTCCTAAAGAAAACGCTTTCATTCGTTCAAGACGTGACCAAGTAGACTACATAGGTTGGGAGAAAGAGGGATTGATGGAACTAACTGAGGGCGATGTCACAGACTACAACTATATAAAACGTAGAATAAAAGAAGTTGCTGAGGTTGTAAACATTAAGTCGATAGCCTATGACCGTTGGAACTCTAGCCAACTAGTGATTGATTTAACAGAAGATGGATTACCAATGGAGAGCTATGGTCAAGGCTTTGCTAGTATGTCAGCACCAACTAAAGAACTAGAAAAGTTAGTTTTAGGCAAACAGATTAACCACGCTGGTAACAAAGTGTTAAGGTGGATGTGTTCTAACTTAGCTATGAAGTCAGACCCAGCTGGTAATATTAAAATGGATAAAAGTAAATCAACTGAGAAGATTGACGGAATGGTTGCTCTTGTAATGGCTCTAGGCTGTTATATGAATGACGATTCTAGCGACTCATCTACCTATGACGATAGAGGTATAATGTGGATTTGACTTTTGCGATTTCTTTTATCTTTGTAATGTAATTACAATTTTATGGGACTATTTGACTTCCTACGTTCAGAAAAGCGTGGAGATAATTTTTTAAGAGCTGTGTTTGGTGGTTATGGTGCAGCCAACAAAACAGCAGTTAATAGAGATACATCTTTAACATTCAGCGCAGTCTTTGCTTGTGTTAGAGTTATTAGTGAATCAATAGCAAGTCTACCCATAAAAGTTTACAGAGTCGAGGAGGATGACGACAAGATAACTGACGTTAGCCATCCAATCTACCGACTACTAGCTCGTAATCCTAACGAGTATATGACACCATACACATTCCTAGATACTCTAATGACCAACTTATTACTAGAGGGGAATGCGTATTTTTATATTGAGAGAGATGGCAACGCAAGACCAATCTCACTTATTCCTATCAATCCAGAAGATGTCAAAGTAATTAAGCACGATGGTCAAATATATTACGACATTAAAAACTATGAGATTGGAGTAATGAAAGAGGATATGCTACACTTTTTCAATCTATCGTTTAACGGATGTGAGGGAGTAAGCGTATTAAAAGCACAGAACACTACAATAGCTACTTCTATTGCTGCTAACGATACAGCTAATAGTTATCTAGGAAACTCTGCACAAGTTGGTGGAGTTATTAAACATCCTGGCAAACTAAGTAAAGAAGCTGTTGCAAGATTAAAGAACTCTTGGAATCAGAATTACTCTGGCTCGTTTGTAGCTGGTAAGACTGCTATCCTTGAGGAAGGTATGACATTTGAGCAAACTAACATTGATGCTAATAAGTATCAGCTTTTAGAGACTAGACGTTTTCAGATTGAGGAAGTAGCAAGAATATTTAAAGTGCCATTATCTTTGATTGGTCACTTAGAGAAAGCTGCAAACTATTCATCTATTGAGGCTTTAAGTATTGACTTTGTAAGATTTACCCTAATGCCTTATATGGTAATGGTAGAGCAAGAGCTTAACAGAAAGCTATTTAGAGAAACAGAGTTTGGCTCGTTTACTATTAAGCTAGATGCTAATGCTTTACTAAGAGGAGATAGTGCTTCTCGTGCAAGTTATTACAGAGAGATGGCTTCTATTGGTGCTTTGTCTATTAATGAGATTAGACGAATGGAGGACTTGAATAGAGTAGGTCCAGAAGGCGACCAATTATTTATGCCATTAAATTTTGCTCCAGTTGGAGATATAGAGGAGGAGGATAAAGAATAATGCCGATACCTACTAAAAATATAGACGAAACTAACGAGGATTTTATCGAGAGATGTATGGCTGATGATACTATGGTAAACGAGTATGAAGATGACCAAAGGTTAGCTATCTGTTCTTTACAATTAGAAGAAGAAAGACAAACAAACTTTCCTAACAAGGGAGATGATAAAAAGATAAGTCTTAGAAATAGTGAAGAACCACAGTTTGACTTTAACTTTGCTAAAACTATAAAAGAACAAACTCCAGAGATTTGGAAAGCTGGAGGTAACATAAGAGGAAATGAGGCTTTTATGTTATGGGAAAGAGCTAGAGATGGTCAAGATACTGAGGCTATCAGAGAATGGATTAAAGAGAGAGAGTCTTGGATAAAAAGACACTTTGAAGATGGTAAACAATTTAAAGGAGATACAGAGCCTAATCTATCTAATGTTGGTGGTGTAGTTGCTCAAATTAAATGGGGTACGATTGGAACACTTGGAGAGCAAGGAATGAAAGATGTAATTTTAGAATTAACTAAAAAGCTAGAAGGCAAAAAAGAAGAAAACCAAGTTACTGCTAAAATTAAAAAGGCTTTAGAAAATAAAGTTGAAAAACATAACGAAGAAATAAAAAAGCTTGATTTAGCTTGGAATGGTCGTACTACTTATGCTGAACTTGTAAAGGTTTTTGATAGAGGAGTTGGAGCATACAATACAAATCCAGGCTCGGTTAGACCAAATATGACTCCAGAGAGTTGGGGTTTAGCAAGAGTTAATTCGTTTTTATTTGCTCTAAAAAAAGGTAGATTTCAAGGAGGTAAGCACGACACAGACTTACTACCAGACAATCATCCAGTAAAAAAAGAAATGGAAGAAAATAATAGATTTATGAAAAAGCACGATTTAAGACACATTCAAAAGATTGAGGAAACTGATGACTCAATCATTATCTACTATGGTAAAAATGTCAATGACGTTGAAATGATAGACGAACAAGATGACGAGATGGATGAAGCTGACCACTATCCAGGACACGAGGAAGAAGAAAAGTCAGAGATAAGAACTAATCCAAATAAAGAGGTAAGAACTTTTGACGTTCAAGACTTAGAGCTTAGAATGGATGGAGATAAGCCAACGGTTGTCGGTTATGGAGCTGTGTTTAATTCAATGTCAAATGACTTGGGTGGATTTAGAGAGTTTATAGCTCCTAAGGCTTTTGAAGGTCGTTTAGAGGATGATGTAAGATTCCTAATTAATCACGATGGTATGCCATTAGCTAGAACAACAAACGGAACGCTAAGACTTTCTGTTGATGAGAAGGGATTAAGATATGAGGCAGATATGCCAAACACATCAACAGCTAGAGATTTGATGGAACTACTAAAGAATGGTACAATCAATCAATCTAGCTTTGCGTTTACCGTTGAAGAAGATAGTTGGGAAGTTAAAGATGGAATGAATATCAGAACCATTGATAAAGTTGCACGTCTTTTCGATACGAGCGTTGTGACTTTTCCAGCATATAATTCTGCAAGTAGTTCTGTCGCTTTACGTTCTATGAAAGAATGGCAAGAAAAAGAAGAAGCTAAAAAATTTGAAGAAAATTTAGAGGCTGAAAAATTAGAGGGTATAAAAGAACAAGAAGATTTAAAACAACGCTCCCTCAATGAAATGCGTTTAAAAATCTTAAAAAATAAATATTAATATTAATTTTCTATAAAATGAAAACATCAAAACTTTATAAAGAGGAAAGAGCTGAGGTTATCGAAAAGATGGAAGGACTTGTAGCATCTGCTGAAGGTCGTGACTTATCTTCTGATGAGCAAAGCAACTTTGATTCTTTAAATTCAAAAGTAGAGGAGTTAAACAAGATGGCTGTAAGAGCTGAGTCTTTTGAAAAACTTCAAGCTACAAAAGCTGTTAAAGAAGTAACAGAAAACACTCCAAAAGAGATTAGAGATTATTCTTTCCAAGAGGCTATGAATCAAGCGGCTACTGGTCGTCTATCTGGCTTAGTTAAGGAAATGGACCAAGAAGCTCGTAACGAGGCTCGTTATACTGGTCAATCATTTAAAGGTATCGCTATACCATCTACAATCCTAACACGTGCTGCTGTAGCTACTGCTGCTGGTAATGCAACTGAGGTTATGGCTTGGACTGACCAATTAGAAGCAAACTTAGTTTTAGCTTCTGCCGGTGCCAATTTTTACTCAGGTGTCGATTCAATGAAATTTCCCGTGTTTAGCTCAATCAACTCTGGCTTCGTTCCTGAAACTGGTGGTTCAGCTCCAGCTGCTAATGGTACTGCTTCAAGCGTTACATTAGAGCCACATAAATTAATTTCTATTGTTAATGTTTCTGCTGAGGCTATCGCTCAAAACGCTTCTATCGAGGCTGCATTGAGAAAAAATATGGCTCAGTCTGTTGCTGCTACTTTAGAGGCTGCTTTATTAGGTACTTCTGATGTAAGTAACGCTCCAGCTTCTATCTTTGCAGATGCTGCTGCTGGTTCTACTGCTGCATTTAGTGCTGGTAGTGCTTTAGCTTTGGAGACTGCTGTATTGACTGCTGGTGTACAAGTAGAAGGAGCTAGAATGGCTTATCTATTAGATTTGAACTCTTATGGAGCTGCTAAAACTGCTGCTCAAGTTTCTAGCGTTTCTCCATTGTATGATAATACTGACAAAACTGTCAATGGTTATTTTGCTTTCCAATCTACTAATGTTGGTAATGGTGGAACTGGTGGAAAAGACCACGCTATCTTTGGAGACTTCTCTAAAGTACACATAGCTCAATTTGGAGGATTAGATGTCATCTATGATATATATACGAATTCTGGAACTGGTGAGCCAAGATACGTATTAACTTCTCTAGTTGATGGTGATGCTGTACAAAATGCTACAGCTTTTGCTAACTTAATTGAAGCATAATTTGTTTATTTTAACGGAGGGAGTGTAAACACTCTCTCCATTAATTTTTTTTAAATGGAATACTACAACTACAACTTTAACACATTAAGAGGCACTAACTATGTGCCTTATGGTAAGTTAGTTCTAAAGACTGCTCCATCTTCAACTGTTATATCACTAGCAGAAGCTAAGGCATTTTTAAGAATAGACTCTGATTACGATAATGATGATAATTATATCACGTCTTTAATTAATGTTGCTACTGGTGTAGTTGAGGAATTTACTAGACGAAGATTAGTTACACAAACATATAATATTTTTTACGATGAGTTTCCTCCTTACATTGACTTACAGATAGGCGATGTTGCTAGTGTTACTCACGTTAAATATTACGACACCAACAATGTATTACAAACTTTAGCTGCATCTGAATACGATGTAGATACAAAGATAAGACCAGGAAGAATATATCAATCGGAAACTGGTGATTTTCCAGATACTTTCGAAAGACCAAACGCTGTCGAAGTTGAGTTTGTAGTAGGTGGTGCTGCTAGTGACGTACCAGCCCCAATAGTACAAGCTGTTTATATTATCGTTGGTCGTTACTATGAGAATCGTCAAGACGTTGTAATGGGTACTCAAGTAAATGAACTTCCATTAATGGTAGACCACTTATTAACTCCTTACCGATTGCTTGAACTATGATAATAGGCAAACTAGATAGAAAGTTAAGACTATTCAAAAGAACTTTCAACAACGACTTATATGGTGCAAGGAGTGTAAATGTTCAAACTTCTGTTACTATCTATGGTAGCTTTGATTTTAAAAGTGGCGATACTAAATATGATGCTGATGCATTAATCAACAAACAAATGATAGAATGTCTAGTAAGATACAGAACAGACATTGGAGTAAGTCCAGAATACGCAATAACTTTTGGTAATACGGTTTATTCAATCAAAAGTATTAAAGAAGTGGGAAGAAAAGATAAATTAATACTTACATTGGTGGAAACTGATGCTCAAGATTTAACGGTATAATGATAGTATCAGCTCAAGTAGACAAAAAACAACTCAATTCTTTGATTAAGGATTTAGAGAAACTTAATATGTCTGATAGTAAAAACAAGACACTACTTAAACAAGGTATGCGTAAAGCTGCCAAGCCTATTTTACAAGAGCTTAAAAATATTGTACCAGTTGAATCTAAACAACTTAGAAAATCTTTAGCTGTTATAAATGGTAAAAACAGAAAGGGAGTTCCTCCTAGTGTTTTTGTAGGACCAAGAGTTAAAAAATCATTTTCTGATATGGATAAAAGTGGATTTTATTTCTATTTCTTAGAGTATGGATTTAGAGGAATACCAGGTCTGAGAATGTTGGATAAAGCTGGTGCTAGTAAAGGTAACACAGCTATCAATAGCGTAATATCTGAAATAAAAAAAATCATTGACAAAAGATTTAAATAATGGAAGTAGGAAAAGCAGTTTTTGAAATATTATTTAATGACTCAGATGTTATCGCTTTAGTTTCTGAGAGTGGTTCTAATCCTAGAATCTTTCCAAGTCGTTATGACTTTCCTAGTAATGTTTTATTGCCTTATATTACTTATCAATTAGTATCAGACGAGCCAAACAACACAAAAAACGGAGTAAGCACTTATGACTATGTTACAGTACAAATAAGTATATATGATATTAGATATAGTGGTTTAGTGGAATTAGCTGGTAAAGTTAGAACAGCTTTAGATTACACTAGTGGAACATTTAGAGCAGTACAAGTAGATAAGATATTTTTTCAAGGTCAAAATGAGTTATTTGATGATTCTGCTGGAGAGCAAGGGTTTTACGGAATAGCACAAGATTACAGATTTAACATAAATAGATAGATATGTATAAAGTAAAGATAAAAAAAGACATTGAATGTAGAGGTGTAGAATACAAAGAAGGTGAATCATACAAGGTTTGTCGTGTTGTAAGAAACTTCTTAAAAATCAACGATGCAATAGATACAACAAAGAAAAAATCTAAAAAGAAAGATTTAGATATTAGCTAATTATAAATTTTAAAATAAAAAGAAAATGGCAATTTTTAACGGAACGGATTTAATCCTAAAAGTTAGTCCTTCTAGTGGAGGGACGGCTGTAAAATTGATGCACTCTCAGAATGTATCATTAAGTATGAACGTAGATACAATAGACATCTCAACAAAAGACTCTAGTGGTTTTAGAGATTTACTAGCTGGTCAAATGTCTTATAGCTTATCAGCAGATGGACTAATGGACTTTGCTGGTGTGGCTGGTGATACAGAAGTAGATGAGTTATTCAATCAAATGTTTCAACCAGTAGGTGGTACTGGTAGAACTGCTGTAACATTTACCTTTGGATTTGATTCTCCAGCAACTGGAGAGTATAGTTATAGTGGTAGTGGTTTTATCACTTCTTTAGAAATAAGTGGAGGTACAGAAGATGCTCCAACTTATTCTGTAAGTATTGAAGGAACTGGAGCTTTAGTTCAAACAGTAGCTTAATTAATTTCTTTGTTGGTTGGGGATTGTGCTACGGCACGTCTCCCAACTAGCAATAACTTAAACTAACAAAGATATGTACGAAGTAGTTATAATAAATGGTAAAGATTATAGTGTAAGGTTTGGAATGAATAGTCTTAGACTATTTTGCCGAGATACTAATAGAAGTTTAGCTGACTTAGATAAGCTAGGAGAGGGTATGAGCTTAGATGATGCTTGTTATCTAATCCTAAACGGAATAAAAGACGGCTCACGAGTGAGTGGTCAAGAATGTTCTTTAAGTGTTGATGATGTTGCAGATATGTTAGACGAAGATTTTGACGCACTAAATAAAGTGCTAGAGATATTCTCTAATCAATTCTCAGCTAAATTTGAGACAGAGGGAAACGTGAAAGCTCCGAAAGGGGCGAAGAAAAAGAAGTAACTTGGGATAAATTAGAGGCTGTCGCTTATGGTCTCGGTTTATTACCTAGAGACTTTTGGAATCTTACTTTTCACGAGTTTCTATGTACTCAAAAAGGTATTAATGACCGATTTGAACTAGAGCAACGTCAAGAGTGGGAACGAGTGCGATGGTTGGCTTGTGTTAATTTACAGCCACACACTAAGAAAGGACAAAACCTAACCCCTCAGAAACTTGTTAAGTTTGATTGGGAGAAAAAGAAAGTAAAGACCGACATCGAGAAACAAAGAAAAAGAGCAGAATATATTAAAAAGAAATACGAATTGCTAAATAAAGACAATGGCACAGAAGAATCTTAGCGTAAAATTATCACTTAACGATAAGCAATTTCAGAGCAGCTTAAAAAGAGCTACTAGGTCAATGAAGAAATTTGGTTCTTCTATGAAAAGGACTGGACAGACACTCTCCAGAAATTTAACTTTACCATTATTAGCTTTTGGTGCAGCTAGTATTGCTGCTTTTGACAAACAACAAAAAGCAATAGCACAAGTAGAAGCTGGTATTAAGTCAACGGGTATGGCTGCTGGTTTTACTTCTAAGCAACTTCAAAAGATGGCTTCTGAGTTGCAAGGTAAGACTTTATTTGGCGATGAGGTAATTTTAAAAGATGCTACTGCTCAACTATTGACATTTACTAATATAGCTGGAGAGCAATTTGAAAGAACACAACTAGCAGCGTTAAACTTAGCAACTAGATTAGATGGAGATTTAAAATCAGCTAGTATTCAATTAGGTAAAGCATTAAACGACCCAATAGCAAACTTATCAGCTCTAAGTCGTAGTGGTATTCAATTCTCAGAGGAACAAAAGAAAGTAATTAAAGAACTAGCAGAAACAAATAGACTAGCAGAGGCTCAAACTTTAATATTAGATGAATTAGATAAGCAATATGGTGGAGCTGCTGAAGCTGCTGCACAAGCTGGTGCTGGTGGCTTAAAGCAACTACAAAATCAATTTGGCGATTTGATGGAAGAAATTGGAGGGATGCTTTTGCCAATTGTGATAGACTTAGGAAATCAGTTTAAATCTTTTTTAGAGGGTTTTGCAAAACTTGACCCAGAAGTCAAAAAAATGATTGTTACTGCTGGTATTCTAGCTGGAGCTTTAGGACCTTTGCTAGTTATTTTAGGAAGCATTGTTACTATTGTCGCTGCTCTAAGTATTAAATTTATTGCTATTGCTGCTGCGATTACTGGATTAGCTTTAGGTATTCTTTTTGTAAATGATAACTGGGAGGCTTTTAAAGAGAGATTTCAAGATATTAGATGGTGGAAGAATACTCTACTTGAGATGACTGCAACTCTATTAGACACTCAAAATAGCCCATTTAGTTTACTTTTAGATGCTTTTAATAAGATTTTCGATAAAGAAATTGAAAACCCATTTAAAGGAAAGACGGCTGATTTTTTCCGAGATATGAAAACAGAAGTTGATGACTACGAAACAGAGTTTGATGACTTAACAACTTTTCTAGAAAATCAAGGCAAAAAAATTCAAAAAACTTTTAAAGACTTAGGAAAATCACTAAATGTAGGTGGACCTAGTAAAGTTACAACTTCAACAAGCTCCATTCCAGCAGCAATACCTAAAAGACAAATAAAACAGCCTGGAATGATGGCTGGCGCTATGACTCAAGCAGTATTGCCTAAAGATTTAGAGAATGAAGCACTTAGTTTGATGGATGTATTTATGCAACTAGATGAATCAATTGAAAGAATTGGAGATAGTTTGAGTAGAGTGTTAATGGCTGGTGCAGAAAACTTTAAAGATTTTGCTGACCAAGTTAAATCTTCTGTAAGAAGTGCAATCGGTGCTTTATTGGCAGAGGGTGTGGCTGCTGCTGTTTCAAGTGCTTTAAAAAATCCACTTATTGCTTTGAATCCAGCATTGATTCCAGTTATAGCTGGAGCAGCTGGAGGATTAGCTAAAACAGCATTTAATAGTTTAATTCCAGCCTTTGCAGAAGGTGGATTGGTTTCTGGAGCTACATTAGGTTTAGTCGGAGAAGGACCAGGAACATCAATGAGCAATCCAGAGGTCATCGCTCCACTCGATAAATTACGTTCGATGATTGGAGTTAATGGTGGTGGAGCTGTTCAAGTATTTGGAACAATAAGTGGTCAAGATATATTACTAAGCTCAGATAGAGCAAGAAATAACAGAACTAGAACAAGAGGTTATTAATGGCAATAAATAATAGAATACAATACAAGTTTAGAAGCGATAGAGGAACTTATTACAGAATTACAATCATTGACACTCTTAGCTCAAACCCTACATTATTTGATGATGTATTTGCTAACGATGAAGGTTTCAAATTAACTTATGAAACTAATGACGATGACCGATTTACTGGATTAATACCATCTAAAGTTGAATTAGGTTTTTTTATTGATGATAATTCTGGAATTGGAAATCCTAGTAATATTATAGCTTTAATAAACTCTATTAGAACTAGCGACTATAAAAGGTGGCAGCTAAAGATTGAAAATTCAACAAACGATTCAACTTATTATTTATTTTGGGCTGGTAACTTGCTAAATGATATTAACTCTGAAGAAGATATATCTTTGCCAAGACAAATTAAATTAACTGCAATTTGTGGTCTAGGTGCTTTAGATAATATACCTTTCAATGAAGAAACAAATTATAATTTAAACTTTGAGTATGGTATATATTTAATAATATATAACTCTTTATATACTGACACAAATACTAATAACAACTGGAGTTCAACTGACGTTTTTATAAGAACGGTTGTAGATTGGACACCATACCCAGCTTCTAGAGCTTCTGATAGAGACCCTCTCAAAATATCAAAATTTAAAATTTCTTCTTATGCTCCAATTGATGATAATGGAGTAAGACGACCCGTAACTGCTTTTAAGTTATTAAATGATATTTGTAAGGTGTTCGGAGCTAGATTGTTTTTAAGCAATGGCATATGGACTTTTATACAAGTTAATACTTATGATGAAATGCAATCATCAAACCAATTCTTTAGAGATTACTTGAAAGGCAACAGTTCATCTACACCAGACGATAGTGGTACTTATACAGAAAACAAAACAGAAGACGGCACTAATATACAACGATTAGCTGGAAATGAGTTTGACAAATTAGCTATATTAAAAGAGGCTAATTTAAAATATGAAATGTTTCGAGCTTATGACTTAGTACCTATAACTGTTGAACAACCACCAGGTACTAATAATGCTGTCAACAATTCTTTGGTTGCTTGGAATGGTTGGCATAGTGTTGGAGAAGGTTTTAATACTGATGGTGGTATTTATGGCATAGCTGACGATTTTAGTGCCAGAGTAAGATATTATTTAGGAGAATTAACTCAGCTAGATGGTCAAACTATAAGATTTAAAAGAAGATTTAACAGAGCTTTTAATGGTACAACATCTCAATTAGATGCTATTTTAACTGGAAGTGGTTCTATTTTGTTTTACCATAGGCTAAGATTAGAAGGCACAAGCTCTACTGTATATGCTCGTTCTAATTATACAAGTGGAGGAGCAGCAACTTGGACTTCATTTAGTGATTTTGGTAACGCTCCAGACTATAATGTACCTTATACTTTTATAAATGGATTTTTGGGTGTAACTCCTTCTAACTTTTTTGAATTAGATTTTGAAACTAACGAAGTTCCTTTTGGTGGTGATTTGTTTTTTGATTGTTACGCTAAAGTATATCACAACTACGGTCAAAACGACCCAGATACTGGAACAGAGGTCACAACACTATCAGACCAACAAAAGTTCTATATTTTCTCTGCACCAGAAAATGCTAACGACCAACTAATACAAGCATTCATAAACGGAGAGTCAACAAGTCAACAATTTTTTAAAACTACTCAAAATATCTCAAATGGTGTAACCTATGAAGTTGGCGAGGTTTTTATAGGAACTGGACCATTATCAGCTCAAGGAGCTATAAAAGTTTTTGACCATAGTACTGGTAGTTATGATAATGGAAACGTTGGTACGTGGGTAGCTTATGGAAGTGGAACTGGTAAAAAAATAAGCAACTTATTAATTAATCAAATAATGAAAGGGCAGCATAATGGAGCAAGTATATTTAATGGAAGTCTAAAAATACTAACAAACAATATTTTAACAAATGGCTATAAGTTTAATAATGGTATTGTAATTGATAGTAAATTATATATTCCTTATGAATGTTCATTTATTGCAAATCAAGATACTTGGGATGGCGAATGGTATGAGATTAATACAAGCGCAGTAACATTAACAGATTCTTTAGACGCTTTAAGTCTTAATAATAACACTAATAACACTTCATCTACTAATAGTTGGTAATATGTCACTACAACAATATCTAAACAATAAAGTCTTAGCTACCGTTTCAGATTCGTCAGAGGGAGGTGCTACTACTACTCTTTCTATATTTGCTTTAAATCAAAAAATGGCATTTAGTGGTGATGTTGTTAAGTTAATTCATAAAGGAACTGGTAGAGAATACAATTTAACTTTAACTGCTGACTTAGATAATTCTGTTGCTAGATGTACTTTTAGTTCTGTGACATTTGATACTAACATTCCACAAGGAAGTGTTATTGTTCAATCTAAAGATGTAGCATTTCAAAGAAAGCATACAAGTTTACAATACATTACTTTTTCAAGTCAAGCAGCAGCAGCAGCAGAATGGAAAACATTTAGTTCTAGTGGTATTTCTAATCACTCTTGGAACACTACAACAACTGACACTGGAACAACGGTTGGCTCTTCACAAATTACATCAATATCCACAGCTATTCAATCGGTTGGTATTGTTATTCCATTTGATTGCATATTAGTAGGCTTCAGAGCAATAGTATACAGAGTAGGTAATTTTCAAACTGCTGTTGGTTTATTTTGTGGAACTCCAACATATAACGACAATGCAACTCAAAACTTTACATTAAGAGCTTACGCTGCTGCTGACAATTCTGCTGGTCCAGATTCAAACTATTCACAAAGACCAGTGAAAGTAGAAGATTTATCTAGAAATCACACACTATCAAAGGGCGATATTATATTACCAGCTTTTAATAGTGTTACAGATAACGGTGGTAACGCTAGAATAAGCTACACAATAGTACTAAAAACAATACATAATAATAATAACATATTATGATAAAACAAGAGATAGAAAAACTAAAAATAGACATTGAGGAAGCTATGTTGTCTGGAGACTATGAAAGTGTAGTAGTAGTATTAAAATTAATTATTGATAAAATAGAAGAACTAGAAAAATGAAAACTTTATTAAAAGAATGCGCTGACGTTCTAACCCTAAACATAACAACATTAGCAATTAGCTTCACACAAGTTGAAATGCTACTAAAGATAATTCTATTGATTTTATCTATAATATATACTGCCGATAAGCTAATTAAAAACAAAAAGAAAAATGGCTAAAGGATTAAGTTACACATTTAGAAAAAAAACTAAAGTAAAACGTAAGGGAGTACACTCAAAAAACCTTAGTAAATCACAAAGAAAAAAACCAACTAGAGGGCAAGGATGAATCTAAATATTTGGAAGAAAAGCATAGATAAGATAGAAAAAGAAATGGCATTGAAATATTTTAAGCTAAATGAGTTTGAGTCTCCCGACTTACCTGGTGTTAATAATATGTGTCCTAAATTCTTAAAAAAATTAGATAAAGCTAGATCTATAGCTGGTATTCCTTTTTTTATTACAAGTGCTTATAGAAGTCCTCAACATAATTTAGATGTTGGAGGAGTACAAGATTCAGCACATACGTTAATACCTTGCAAAGCAGTTGATATTGCTTGTGACAATAGCATAAATAGACAAAAGATTATAAGAGCTTTATATGAGGTTGGCTTAACAAGAAGACTTGGCATTGCAAAATCATTTTTACACACTGACGATTCACCAAAGACTGATGCAATATGGCTTTACTAAAAAAAATTTTCAGCTCTGGAGCTAAAGAGCTAGTTGACAGCGTAGGTAACGCAATTGACAAAATACACACATCGGCAGAAGAAAAAGAACTTGTAAAAGCTGAGATAGAAAAACACATTTTTGATTATGAAGAAAAAATACAACAAGAAGTTACAAAACGTTGGGAGTCAGATAACCAAGGAGACAATGTATTGGCGAAATCCGTACGTCCTCTTAGCTTACTTTTTCTGCTTTTTGTTCTTAGTGTATTTACTCTCGTTGATTTTAGTTTTATTGACTTAGATATAAAAGACTCTTGGATTGACCTTTGGCAATTGCTGTCTATAACAGCTTTTGGAGCATACTTTGGTGGTAGGTCTTACGAAAAAATCAAAAGACAATGAAAGACTTTAAGAGGTATAGACTTAAAGAAGATGAATGGAAATTAATAGACGAATATAGAAACGATAAAAAAAGGCAGTCGTTACTAGCTGATGAGTGTAACGAAGTCGGAATAGATGTCGGCTCTGTTTCTCATTATTGGTATAAGAGTCAGAAGTTCTCAATATTTGCTAAACCTAATCAATATACTAAAGATGAATTTTTACAATCTATTGAGGAGCTTATCTCTAACTATTCTCCAAAATATCCCTCCATTGATTATCCTATTAGACAAGATGGTCATTTACTAATTATCAATCCAGCAGACGTACACATTGGCAAGTATGCCGATGCTAGTGAAACTGGTGACGAATACAATATAGACATCGCTAAGAACAGAGTTAGAGATGGAGTTAAGGGTATTCTAAGAAACGCTGAGGGCTATCCAATAGAACGTATATTGTTTTGTATAGGTAATGATATACTACACACAGACAACGTACAAGGAAACACAACAAAAGGAACTCCACAAGATAAAGACGGTAAATGGCATAAACACTTTACTGAGGCTTTAGAGCTTTACGTTGAGGTTGTAGAGATGTTAATGCAGATAGCTCCAGTCGATTGCGTACACTCTATGAGTAATCACGATTATATGTCTGGCTTTCATTTAGCACACGCTCTTAAGGCTTGGTATAGAAATACAGAAGCTGTTAGCGTAGATGCTGAACCAATGCACAGAAAATACTATAAATATAAAAATAGTCTAATTGGATTGACTCACGGAGATGGTGCTAAGTTGCCTAACTTACCTTTACATATGGCACAAGAACAGCCAAAGATGTGGGCAGATACAAAATATAGATACTGGTATTTACACCACTTACACCATAAACAACGATATAAGTTTATGACTAGCTTTGATAATATCGGTGTCACTTGTGAATTTTTACGCTCTCCTAGTGGTAGTGATGCTTGGCATTTTACTCAAGGTTATACTGGTAGTGTTAAAGCAGTTGAGGGATTTATTCATAACGAATTTGGACAAATAGCACACTTAACTCATATTTTTTAATATATTTGCAACGTTTTTGTGTAAAAAAATAGTTTTTTACTTGTTTATTAGTTTGTTTTTAGGGGATATTTTAGCGAATATCCTCTTTTTTTATGCCTATACTTAAAAAACTTTAACATTTTTTTACTCTAGTAAACTAAAAAAAATACACTTTTTTTGTTAAAAAGTTTGCACAGAAGTTTAGAATGTATTACTTTAGCCAAAGAAATTAACAAACTAAAACACAAAACAATGACAAATTACTTAAACACACTAATCACAGAAAAAGGATTAAACAGAGAAATGATTTTAGAAGTACAAGGACAAAGTGGCTTAAACATTATGCCTTTAGGAGTTGTTCTTGACAACATCTCTGCAACTTCAAAAGATGAGCAAAAAGCAATAAAAAATATTTTAGTTAAGATAGACTTTCAAAATGGTAACATTATGGATTTCTTTAAACACTTAGCACAAGCAATCGCAAGATAATAACAATGGGGAGAGCAATCTCCCCTTTTTAAAACAACTAACAATGCAAGATTTAAACAAACCAACTTACTTAGATGCTAAAATGGAATTAGGTACTCAAGTACAATTCTTTAGCTTTACATTAACTCAATTATGTACTTATACAATGGTTTTAGCGTTTCTAACGATACTTCTATTGAATTTGATACCTACATACTACAGCGAGGTGTTAAGCCTTTATAGTGGCTCTTTTATCACTATGGTAGTATTTTATATTAAATATGGAACTAATTAAACTAATATGGAAGATAGAAAAAAACTAGTAGAAAAACTACGAGTAATAGCAAATAGAATAGAAAGAAATAGACTAGACTATAGATATGCTTGTGACAGAATAATTTTAGATAAATTATATGAGGAACTAACTGAGGTTTTTGATGATTATCTAAAAATTAAAAATGAAAATGAAAACAAAGTTAAATCAATTAAATTTATGAATTATGGAAAAAGTAGTGAAATCAGTTAAACAAGTAGATTCATTTGACTCCCAATACGGTTTTTTTTATAAATGGTTACTAGAGTTTGAGGATGGATTCAAGGGCGAGTACCTTTCTAAGACAGAAACTCAAAACAAATTTATAGAAGGTCAGACAGCTTCAATAGAAGTTACAACAAGAGAGTACAACGGTACTACAATAAACAAGATTAAACCAGCATCAACGTTTCAAGGTGGAGGCAAAAGCTATACACCAGCTCCAAAGGACAATAAGACACAAGAGTACATTATTAAGCAGAACGCACTAACTAACGCTTGTAACATAGTCGGAGAGGCTGATATTCCCAAGATTATAGAAATAGCTGACGCATTTAAAGAATACGTTTTAAACGATGTAAAACCAAAATCAACAAACAATGGCACAGACTTACCTTTTTAGTAAACAATCACGTGACGAAGTTTATGATTACGACACTAGCTATTGCTTTAGACTAAGACGTGGCAAAGGGTGGTTACACTTAAACAAGAAAGCAACAGAGCTAATAGAACACGATGACCACTTTGAGCTTAGACTAGCAGATTGGTATATAAATATAGGAGATAAATATATCTCAGAAACAATAATTAGACAAGAGCAATGTCAAGAGCTACAAGAATGGTATTACAAAACAAAAGTAAATGAATAAATTAGATAGAATAGTAGAAACAGCTTGTTACATTGGTAACATATCCACAAAAGACTTTAAAAGTAGGTCAAGAGAACGTCATATTGTAGATATTAAGCGTATGACATACGCAATTGCTAGAGATGTTCTTAGAATGCCTTATCTGCACATTGCAAAGTATTTTAAAGTAAATCACGCTACTGTAATACACCACTACAAGCTAAACATGCAGTTAGTTGATACAGATACTTATTACTTTAAAAAATATAATACTATATTGCAGATGGTGAAAAGCGACTTAAATCTAGTAGAAATAGAGGAGTTAATGGAACTCGTACAAAGACTACAAGCTAATAAAGAATCACAACTAGAACTAAAAGAAAAATTAACTAAATTTTACAACAAAGATGAAAACCAAACTAACACAGAAACAACAAGTATTAAACCATCTTAAAAGTCATAATTCTATTACAAGCTGGGATGCTATAATGGAATATGGTATAACTAGATTATCTCATCATATTTATTGTCTTAGAAATGATGGCTATATAATACCAGATGAAAGAATAAAAGTAAAGACTAGACTAGGAAGAGAAACTAATATATCTAAATACACTTTAAGAGATGCAGTATAAAGAATTTTTAGAAAGTAAAAAACATTTATTAGGTAATTATGGATTCAAATCTAATTACATACCTAATATGGCTTTTGACTTCCAAAAAGAAATAATTAATAGAGCTTGTATAAAAGGTAGAATGGCAGTTTTTGCAGATACTGGATTAGGTAAAACTTTAATACAATTATCTTTAGCTCAAAATGTTGTTAATCATACTAATAAAAAAGTATTAATACTAACTCCTTTAGCAGTAGCTTTTCAATTTATTATGGAGGCTAAAAATATGGGAATAGATAATATAGAATACTCTAAAGATGGTACACACTCAAAAAAAATAGTTATTTGTAATTATGAAAGACTACACTATTTTAATAGTACAGATTTTGTAGGAGTAATTTTAGATGAAAGCAGTATATTAAAAAACTTTGATGGTAAAATAAAGAATCAAATTACATCATTTGTAAAAAAATTACCATATAGATTTTTATCAACAGCTACTCCATCTCCTAACGATTTTATAGAATTAGGAACAAGTTCAGAAGCTTTAGGATATATGGGTTATACAGATATGTTAGGTAAGTTTTTTAAAAATAACAATAACAGTATAGACCCTAAACACGCTGGAGAAAAATGGTATTTAAAACCACACGCTGAAAAAGATTTTTTTTCTTGGGTAAATCAATGGGCTTTAATGATAAAAATGCCTAGCGATATTGGTTTTAGTGATGATAAATATATTTTACCTGAATTAAATGTTAATACTCATATAGTAAAAAATAATAATTTATTAGAGTTTAATGGACAGACCGAAATGTTTAATAGACCAGCTAAAGGATTTAATGAAGTAAGACAAGAAGTTAAACAAACAATAAAAGAAAGATGCATAAAAGCAGTTGAATTAGCTAAGGGTAAAACGTCTGTTTATTGGTGTAATAGAAATGAAGAAAGTAAAATTTTAAAGCAATTAGACCCAGAAGCTGTAGAAATTATAGGTAGTCAGTCAATGGAAAAAAAAGAACAAATTTTATTAGATTTTGCAAATGGTAAAATTAAAAGAATTATTACTAAGGCTAAAATGACTGGAATGGGTTTAAATTGGCAACACTGTAATCATTCTGTATTTTTTCCAACTTATTCTTATGAACAATATTATCAATCAATTAGAAGGTTTTGGAGATTTGGACAAAAAAATAAAGTTACTATTGATATAGTTATTTCTGATGGACAAACTAGCGTATTAGAATCATTAAAAAAGAAAACAAAAAAAGCAATAGAATTACATAAAAATTTGACTAAAAATGTCAATAAAAATTTTGAAATTAAAAGTAAACAATTTAACAAACAAATAATTAAACCTAAATTTATATAAAATGACAAAAGAACAACTACACGAAGAAAATTTTTCTATTTATAATAGTGATTGTATGGAGGTAATTACAACTTTACCAAATGAAAGTATAGACTTATCAATTTACTCGCCTCCATTTGCTGGTCTATATAATTATTCAAGTAGCGAAAAAGATTTTAGCAACTGTGAAAGTAAAGAACAATTTTTAGAACAATATGAGTATTTAATTAAAGAAATGTCAAGAGTAACAAAAAAAGGTCGTATAAACGCAGTTCACTGTACAGATGTTTTTGATAATACTTGTAGATTATGGGATTTTCCACACGAGATAATAAGGTTACACGAAAAATATGGATTTGAGTACAGAAACCGTATAACAATATGGAAAGAGCCATTAAAAGTCAGAATGAGAACTATGGTGCAGTCTTTAATGCATAAATTTATTGTTGAAGATTCTACTAAATGTTTTACAGCTATGCCAGATTATATTTTAATTTTTACTAAAAAAGGGGAAAATGAAGTACCAGTTACACATATAAAAGGATTAGATTATTATGCTGGAGAAATACCTATTTTACCTAATATTTTAAGAGCTTGGAATAATGCTAATGATTCTGAATTAAACTCTGCTCAATTATGGGATTATTTAAACAAAACGTACAAAGGACATCAAAACCCAAAAACTAATAAATTAAGTCATTATATCTGGCAAAGATACGCATCTAGTGTATGGGATGATATCAGAATAGACAATGTATTACCTTTTAAACAAACGAAAGAAGAAGATGATGAAAAACACGTGCATCCATTGCAATTAGATGTTATAGACAGAATAGTACAATTATACTCTAATCCTAATGAAGTTGTATTTACTCCATTTATGGGGGTAGGCAGTGAGGTATACAGCCCAGTTTCTTTAGGTCGTAAAGCTATTGGTATAGAATTAAAAGATAGTTATTTTAAACAAGCTATATTAAATATAAAGGAAGCTCAAAAAAGATTTAAAGAAAGTTCAGAACAAAAAGAATTATTTTAATGAGAAGAATTAGAGTAGAAAAGTCTAAGAACTTTACCACAATCAATAACGAGTTTATATTTAATAAAGATTTATCACTAAAAGCTAAGGGATTGCTATGCCATCTATTGGCTTTGCCTAACGATTGGAAGCTATACGTTGAGGAGGTTGAGAAATGGAGTACAGATGGCAAATCTGCTATCTACTCAGCGTTTAAAGAGCTGACATCTAACGGTTATATGAAACGAGAGCAAAAAAGAGAGAAAGGTAAGATAGTTTCTTGGGATTATATAGTCTTTGAGAAACCACTTACCGATTTTCAAGAAGTAGAAAATCAAGATGTAGAAATTCTAGATTTTGAAAATCGACCACTACTAAATACTAATAATACTAAATACTTAAATAAACTAAATACTAATAATACTAAAACAGAAAGGGATTATCCTTTTGAATTGAATTTAGAGGCTTGGAATTTATGGAAAGAATTTAGGAAAGAGCAATTCAGAACTATCTACAAACCACTAGGCGAAGCTGCTGCGATTTCTAAGCTATTAAGAATCTCCAACAACAACAAAGAACACCAGGCTCAAATTATCCAGCAGTCTATTGAAAATGGATGGAAGGGATTGTTTGAGCTTAAAACAGAAAAACAAACCAAAGTTCAAAAGATACTATCTAACTATCACAAAGGACTAGAAATGATAAACAAAGAACACAATGACTAAAGAACACACAACAGACTTACTTTTATTGATAGCTATGTTTAGATGCTTTAACGAGCAACTATACAGTTTAAAAGGCTCACACGTTGGAAAAGTAAAACTAAAGTTTAACAGACTTTTAAAAGTAGCAGCACAATATGAGAGAGAGATAACTCAATGGACAGAGGGTAGTAAAGAACTAGAGCTGATATATGACAGCCTAATGGAAGTATTAATAGAAGTAAAAAAGCAAGTTAATGATTAATTATTTAGATATAAAAGAGCGCAAAGACGTAACAGTCAAAAAGATGTTTGAAATTTACAAAACTGATAGTAAATATAGAAACAAAATAACTTGGGATGCACATTATTTAATAACTGGATGGAAACACATACAACAAACTAATGATGAAAAAAAATAAGACTAATCAAGTTTGGTATTTATATGCCAATGACATTAAAGAACTTAAAAGACAATGCTATGACGTTATATCTACTCTTTATGTTCAGCTAGGACAAGCTCCAGAAGCTGAGATAATAGTACAGATGACTAATCTATTTTGCAACGACTTAGCAACTAACTATGGCTCTATGGAATTAGAGGAGGTTAGATTTGCATTAAATAAACACATAAGAGAGAATGACGGTCCACACTTTGTTAATGTACCAACGTGGAATGAAGCTCTTAGAAGTTACAAGATGTCAAAAGCACTAAAAAAACAAACTAATCAGATTGACCAATACGAACTCTATAAAAAGCGTGTTGAGTCATTTAGCAAGGCAATAGATAAAAGAGAGATAAAAAAGATAGGCAAATGAAAATATTAAATTTATATGCTGGAATTGGTGGCAATAGAAAGTTATGGGGTAATGAACACGAAATTACAGCAATAGAGTTAGATGCTAAAATAGCTAATAAATACGCTAATTTATATCCATTAGACAATGTTATAGTTTCTGATGCCCACGAATATTTACTAGACCACTATAAAGAGTTTGATTTTATTTGGAGTAGTCCACCTTGTCCAACACATTCAAAAACAAATTATTTTACACAGCATATAAGAAATAGACCAGTTTATCCAAGTATGAAATTATATGAAGAAATTATTTTTTTACAATATTTTTACAAAGGTAAATACTGTATTGAAAATGTAACACCGTACTATGAGCCATTAATACCAGCTCAAAAAGTTGGTAGGCATTTATTTTGGAGCAACTTCTATATAAAACCTATTAAACAGCCAAAAGATGATATTGGTACAATGATAAAAGGACATCCGAACAGAGCAAATAAAAAGACACAAGAGGATAGAAATGCAGTCAATTCTGAATTAGGTTTACATATTTTAAATCAAGCTCAAGGTATAATACAAGACAGAAAAATTAAACAAACAGAACTATTTTAATGCCAACAACAATAAGTAAACTAAAGAAAAAGCTAGACGTTTTGTTTAGTCAGTACATAAGACGTAGAAATGCAGACCACTTAGGTAGAGTTAAGTGCTTCACTTGTGGAGTCGATAAACATTGGAAAGAGCAACAAGCTGGACACTTTCAAAGTAGAAGCCACCACTCTACTCGTTGGGATGAGGTAAACGTACAAGTGCAATGTATTAAGTGCAATATGTATAGACAAGGAGAGCAATATAAGTTTGGTATGTATTTAGACCAAAAGTTTGGAGATGGCACAGCAGAAGAGTTAGAATACAGAGCAAAGACAATAGTAAAACTAAACAGAGTAGACTATGAGGAATCAATCGAAAGGTATAAGCAAAAGATTAGAGAGCTGGATTAACAATCGGTTGTTCAAAACTTTAGACCCAAAAGATTGGGAAATTGAATCTATTTTATATATTTACAAAGATGAAGAAAACAGTAATATTCGAAGGAGGAGTGAACAAGGTAAGCACTCTAGCAGACGGAACTCTTAGTATTAACATACATACTCAAGAGCTACCAGAAGAAACAATGATGAGAGTTTTTAGCTTACGCAAATCTCCTGGAATGGTTCTAATTAGTTCTGATGATATTAGTAAAGCAGAGCAAGAGGAAGTCGAGAATTTTACCACAGACTTTGAAGTGGGTAAGACTAAGACATCCTCACAAAGATTAAGAGCTGTATTGTATAGAGTATGGGAACAAGGAGAACAAGCTTATGATTTTCCTATATGGTATGAAACACAGATGGAAAGGATAATAAATAAATATAAATCAACTCTTGAAGTCTAATAGGGCAACCAGACACCAAGAGATATACAAAAGAACGGAGAACGGACTAGAATTAGTATTGCCAAAAAAGATAACATCAGATATAGGATTTCAATTAATGTTTGGATATAGAGAGGACTACAGATTAGAAGAACAAAGATTAGAAGATAATGCTAACAGATACAATGCTAAAACCTACAAACGATTTTGGGATGATGAAGATAGGGAAAAGTATTTTTAGAACATTGATAGCTTTAATAATACTATTAAGCTGTTTACCTATATTTGCTGTAATATTTATACACTATTTTATAGTAGGCTTTATAGCAGAAGAAAATAAAAGAAATGAAGATAGTTGCGAGTATTAGTATAGAATTAAAAGTAGAAGATACAGAACTACTAGACGATGCAAAAGATAGAGCTGTAGATACCTTAGTTGATAACCTAGATGATTGGCTAAACAATAACGGAATACCACCAATAATATCTATTGAGTATAAGCTACCAGAATACGATGACAACGATATAGAATTTTTAAACTAATGCCAAGTCTACCAAAGGGAAAGAAAAAGAAATGGATAGCAAGTAGTAAGAAAGCTACTGGCTTTACTGATAAGCATAAGAGCGAGAACTATGACTTTTATAATAGTAGAGCTTGGCGAAACCTTAGAAAGTGGCATATAGAACGAGAACCACATTGCAGATGGTGTACAGAAGAAGGCAAAGTTAATTATAAAGATAAGATAATCATTGACCACATTATAGAGATTAAAGATGGTGGAGATAGACTAAACCAAGATAACTTAATGACTTTATGTCTACCACATCACAATCAAAAGACAGCTTGGGCAAAAGCTAAAAGGAAAAAGAAATGAAACATTCAAAGTATTATTACGATTATACAAGGAACATAGACGAAGCTAAAGAAGTTATACAAGACTTAAAGAGTAATCCTATACCAAACTACTATATCGGTAGTACTTATGGATATGAGGCAAGAAAAGTATGTGAGGATTGGGATTTAAGTTATAATGTTGGGGTTGCTGTCAGTTATCTACTTCGTTGTAATTATAAACACGACTCACCTTATGATGACATACAGAAAGCAATCAATCATCTTAACTTTGAATTAGATAAACTAAACAATAGAGAACAATGATAGATAAAATAAAAGAGATTACTAAAGATAAAATACTAAATAGACTATTAGATACTACCGTACTATATAAAAGTGATGGTACTGGTATAATACTTTCGGACTTAATGAATATGATAGACATATATACATTAGATTCAATAATAAACAATAAAAAGTCTGTTGAAGAACTAGCTATTGAGTTAGACAAAAGGATAGCAGAAACTAATAATAAAATAAAACATCTAAACGAAGAAGAATGACAAGCGAACTACTAGACTTATTTGACGAGGCTAAAAGAATAATAGACAAGCAAGAGCAACTAATAAAGATGCAACAATCATTAATAAAGACAATGCAACAAGGACTGCAAGGAGTAGAACTAAATGAGTTACTACTTAAGAAACAACTAGCAGACTTACAAGAAGAATTAGAGACCATTACTAAGGATTATATAGATGTTATGGGGGGGGGCGAAAAAGTTTAACCGATATTTATGTACAT